GGGAGTCGGGCCTTCTTTTGAGGAGGTTGGTTTCGATGTCTGCTCGTCCGCCACGAAATACTCAATCAGGATCTTTGCCAGCGTTCGCGTGGGTGTTTTGTCGCCTCGGCGCCGTTGATCGCCGACGACTTTTCCGATCAGTTCGGCGTCGGTCAGGGCGAGTGTGGAGGGCGTGGTGGGCATAAGTTGTTCCTAGGAATGTCCTAGATGATACTTATGTCATCGTCCACCGCAAGCGGGTTCGTTGATTTTTATAGGAAAAATATAGGCGATAGCTACCTAATTAATAGGTAACGCATTGTTAAGATGGGTGTTATGGAAGAAAAAAAACAGTGGAACATCATGGTTTACACCAGCGTTGTGCGGGCCATGGATGAACTGATTGAGCAGAGTTTCCGGGGTGGCAAGGGCCGCACCGCATCGGCGGCGCTGTTGATGTTTTTGACCGCCGACCCGGCAGAGCGTCAGCGGTTCGTGGACGTGATCAGTTTGGCCGAGGGTCGTGGAATTGACGGTACGGTGCTGGATGCGGCCAAAGCCGCGCTGGCCTCGGCCGAGCCGGTCAAATTGGGGGGCGAGGCCCGCCCCGCCAGCGGCGGCCGGAAAAAGGCTAAACGATCGCGGACTCGGTGATCCGTTCGATTTCGGCGAGAGCGCGGGCGGTTTGGGCCGCCGTGGCGCGGGCCCAAACGGTAACCGCGCGGGCATCGTGGTCGATCACGGCAACGCAGGGGTCGCCGTTGCCGTCGATCGGCGCACGGGTGGACAGAATGATTGGCAGATAATCGCCATGGATCAGTGCAAACAAGGGGGTGCCTCCAAAAACAGCCGGGGCCGGCGGGGCCGGTACGGGCCGCGGTTTATATTACCATCTTTGCCCCCAGCGTGGCCCAGCGATTCCCCTACCCGTTGCCTTTGGCCTGTTCCAGTCGCCACTGTTCCACATACTGGTGCAGCGTGATGACGCCGTTTTTCAGGTCATCCATGACCAGACACTGTTTGTCGTTCATGCGGGTTGATTCTTTGGAGGTTTCGTCGATTTTGTTGGCCAGTTTTTCCGTCGCGGTGGCCAATTGCGCGATGGCGGATCCGAGGGCGTTGTTGGTGTTTTCCACATGGGCGCTGTGTTCTTTCAAATCACGGATCCCGTTGACCACATCCGTGTTGATGGATTCGATCCGGTTTGCGGTTTCATTCATCGCCGACACCTTGTCCTCGATTCGTTTCAGCGAGGGCTGAACGATGTACTTGTGCATAACCCAAATGGAAACGACGAACGGCCCCACAATCGATCCTGCATTCGTGGCAAGGTCGGACACATCAACGGCCAGAAAACTCACTTGTGTTCACCGTATTTCGTTTTGGTTTTTGACGATGTTCGACAGGGCCCGCCATTGTTTCGACGTGCACCAGAACCAGATGAATCGGGAGGCATGGCGGGATCCTTTCGTTGTAACGGTGTCGCATGATGTCGCGGTCTGCAACACCGTGTCGCATCGTGTCGCATCGTGTTAAGGCCCGGCCGCGTCGAGCAGCGCGGACGTGAGCGTTTTGGCGATTTCGGCGTATTGTTTGGCCAACTCGGCCCGGGCCGACAGGATGTCGGCCTGTTGATCGTCGGCGGTGTAACCGCTGACCTCGATTTCGACGCCATCGGGCGTTTTGATTGTGAACCCTTCGACGCCGACATCGGACGCGGGGATGATCACTTTGGCCCGGACGATGGTGCCGTCGGGCGTGATTTTTTCAAAGTCGTAGGACCGCGTGGCCACGCAGCTGGTCAGCAGGGCGACGACGGCAAGGATGATGGTTCGTTTCATGGCGCGGGGTTTCCTTCCAAGGCGGTTGTCACTGACATGACGCTGTCAGTGGTAACCGGGGGCGGGTGTTGGTGGGCGGCCCATTTGCCCGCCGGGCAGGCTTCGGACGCGACGGCGGTTTTGGCTCGCAGGATGCAATCGCACCGATCACAAAAACACTTGCGAGCCGGTACGGCGGGACAGGGGACGGCGTGTTCGCAAACGCGGCACAACATGCGGCGGGCTTCGATGACATTGGCGACCGGGCGATCGATGTGGGTCACCGCTTTGGTGACGCCCGCGGCGCCTTTCGCTATTTTTCCGCAGCAACCCATTAGATCCCCTCGATTGGACAACGGGTAACTTTGAACGATCCGCCGTGGCCGTAGACGATGCCGATGTCATTGTGGGGGACTGCGTATTCGGGAAAATCCGCGCCGTAGGGCCATACACCAACGCAGGGATAGATCGTGCTGAGGTCGAACGTGGCGCCAAGGTCAGAAGATGCGAACTGGTTGTTAAAGGTGATTTCATCGACGCAGTTTTCGATGGATTGCTCGTCGTAAAACGCCAGCCACGGATAGGCGTATTCGGGTGAGCAATAGTTTTTTGGTGTACCGATGATGAACAGGCGAGCAAGGTTCTCGTTGAACTCAAGGATGATTCGGTTTAACCCCACCGCGCCCGACAGTCCTGATGTGTCTAGCGGATCGCCGTCACACGTTACGCCCGGTTCAAAAAAACCACCAACCGCCTCGCCCGGGCCATACTCCCCAAGAAAGTAATAAGCGAATCTATTTGGAAACGCCTCCTCGACCAAATACACGCAGGGACTTGGGCACAGTTGGGTTTCGCCTTCGCTACCAACGCCCCAGCCAGCGTGTTGCGTCAGTTCGCGCGTAACAAACGATCCCTGATCGGGATCAAGTGCGGTCCATGCTGGCGGGCCGGTGTGACTGCCCTGTGATCCGTTGCTGCACGGTTGCGGCGGGTTTGTCCATGGTCGGGTGTTTTCCCATGCGTTTTTGAAATAGCTTTCGCCATACCAGCCAGTGCCGCCCGCTGCGGCGTCGTCACCGGGGCACCAGTGACAGTCGTCGTCCCATGTGATGTTCGTCAGGCGATTGATCTGCCACGCGATCGGCGTCCATGATTCAAGGTCGGTGCAATGAACGCAGGGAACGCCCAGGCAGTCCTCATCCTCATCACACCCGCGCACGCCGCCAGCGGATCGCTGGAACACGCCGCCAGATGACCGGCACTGACGCGAGACAGTCATCAGGTGTCGTCCTTGGCGAAAGCATGAGAGCCAGACAGCAGCAACCACAAACACGGGTCGCCGTTCGGGTCATCAACGCCCGTTCCGCCCGAAACTCGCATCGGCCAGATTTCCTGATCGATTCCAACGGTTCTGGTTATCTTCCAGGTCTCATCATCCTTGTCGCTGAATGCAGCGGTGAGGGTTTGAGCATCAACGCGGGTTAGTGATGTGAGAGTGGGGGCTGAGATTTGCCAATCAGCCAGGTCATCGCGCAGGTCGGGGGGCAGGGCTACATAGTGGGTTTCTGTTCCCTCGGTCGTGCCATCCCACAGAACGCAGGCCCAGTAATTGGCGGCGATGGTTTTGACCCGCATCCGGGTGGGTCGGTGCGACTTCAACCGGCCACGCCTGCGATTGTGGCCGCCGATGTAAAGGGCCTCGTTGTCATCGTGAACGCCCGGGCCGGTGACCGGCCGCAACGCTCGCGCGAGCGCCTTGCGCACCTTCGCCAGTTGCGAGGGCTTGACCATCAACGGGACCATGTCGTTTTCGGCCATCGATCAAATTCCCAAGGCGTTGAAGTCGGCGGTTGGAATCAGGTTCCACTGGGTAATCACATCAGGATCACCAGCGGCGGCGCGTTTGCCGTCCGCCTTCAACCGAACGGGGCTGGTGATCTCGTCCCCGTTGGCGTCCAGAATCGCATTGGGCGGGCCGCCGTTGTCGTCGGTTTCTTCCAGTCCGCGTTCAACGATTGCAGTAACCCAACCGGGGATCGTTGTGGATCCCGCGAGAAAACTGTCTTTGTATTGGAACTTCGCCGAAAATTTCACTGTATTGTCGTCCTGTTGAATCGGTCGCAGGGAGTGACACAGGACCTCTTTGATTTCGGCCCCATGCCATGCGGTGGAGTTGGTTCGCCCTCGGTACTGTCTGGACTTCACAGCGCCAGCAAAGATGTTGGTGTCGGTGACAATCCATTCCACAACCAGAAACTCGGTCGGCCGCGGTGCTTGCAGCGGTGGGTCGTAAGGCACCCCCGCCTTGTTCACGATCGGATTGCCGGCGGCATCGTGATCGACGGGCAGTTGTTCAAACCCATCCTCGATCCTGTAGACCGGATCACCATCGGGTTCGGGTTCTTCTGATCCTCCACCCGTGTTAGGGGCGTATGCGACCCTGGCCACATACAGTCCGGTGGTGCCGGTCGTCTTGGCCGCGACGTTGGGGCTTTTGGGTGCGATCTCAATCGTCTGACAGACCGACGCGCTGATGGTGTTGCCGTAGGCGTCCGTTAGGGCGACGTTGCGTTGAATGGATTTCTCGGACAACAACAGGGCCTCGGCCTGAATCTCGGATATGGCGAGGATCTCAAAAGCGCGGGTGATGCTCTTGCCGTTCTCGTCGATGACGAGGGGCGAGGATGGTGCAATTTCGGTAACGGCCATGGATCATCCCTATGCGAAAACCGGCAGGCCGACAGATGACCGGGAGACCTCGGCGATTCTGCGCAGGTAGTCGGTTTGTTTGGTGAGTTCGGTGTTGGCTTTTTCGGTGTTCTTGGTCGTCTTGGCTGCCGGTTCTTCGCCAGCGCGGAATCGGGACGCGAGGCCGGTAAACCCGGCGGACAACGACAGGGCCTCGAGCGGACTGCGGGACGCCTTTTTCACTTCATCGGGGGCGAACAGGTCGCCGACGCCGGCGAGACTGGTGCGGGCGGCTTTGCGTTCGGCATCGGTGCCGCTGTCAAAGAGGCCGCCCGGCGGTTTTTCTTTGACACCCTGAATATCCTTGATACGGTTGGCCCGGGCGGCGGCATCTTTGGCGAGTTTGCCCTGTGCGGTGGCGATCTGCGCCCCCAATGCTTTCGCCGCGTCTGACTCTTTAAGTTCTTTGGCCACGAACGGAATCTCGGCAGGTCGGCCCTTTTTGAGTTCTTCCATGGGCTTCTTGATGGCGACCGCCAGCAAACCCTCGGCCCTGCGTTTTTCGTTTTTTGTACCGAACAGAAAAGCGTCCATGATTTCCGGGTCCAGCATGGCACCCAGCTTGATCATCATGGCCTTGGTTTCAAACAGAATATTTTCAAAAGCGGTCACGAAAAAGTGACCGATCCGACCACCCAGATTCTCAAAGACGTTAAAGACCTTGTCTTTCAAATCCACGAAGTATTTTGCGGCGGTCAATGCGCCGATTTCAGCGTGACTGGCGAAGTTATTAAAGAACTCGACGAGCGTGGTGGCAAAATCGCCAACCCATCGAATCCCGTCCATGACCCAACTGGAAATCGATTGTCCCGTTCCCTGTAGCGCGTTGGTGATGGCCCCGATGGTTGATTCGATCACAGGCAGCATTTCTGCGGTCATGCCAGCCACGCCATCGGCAAAGGTTTGCACCATTGGAGCGACCGCTACCGCAACGCGGCGACCGATGCCGGTGAACGCCGCCTGCATGCGCGTGACGGCGTCGTTTGCCTCTTCGACTTTGGCCGCGTCAACGCGGGAAAACGACAGGCCCAGCTTGTTGGCTTCGCTGGACATTTTGTTCAGCCCGTCGCGGCCAAGCGACAGCGTATTGACGAGGCCCTGATTGGCGCGGCTGAAAATATTTGCGGTGGCGGCGGCTTTTTGGGCTTGGGTTGGCAGTTTCGATATCGCCTCTGCAATTCGTTTAAATTGTTCGTCTGGCGACAGGTTGATCAGGTCGGCGGCGCTTAGCCCGAGTTCGTCCAGGGCTTTGACGGCGGCCCCGCTACCGCGTCCCGCTTCGCCGAGGCGTTTTTGCATCACGTCAAGGGCGGCGCTCATTTTGACCCCACCGGCCCCAGTGATATCGGCGGCGTGTTGGAGACCAGCGAGGGCTTCGGTACTGATTCCCGTTCTATCCGACAGTTTGGCCATGGCGTCAATAGACTCAAACGCCCGGGCCGTCAGCAGGGCCAACCCCGCACCGGCGGCCGTCACGCCAACAGCGCCCACGGTTGCCAGTTTGGATGCAAAACCAGCGAGCGATCCGCCCAAGCGTCCCATCATGCCTTTGGTGCGATCGCGGGCCTGCAGGATCAGATTGATTCGTTTTTCAACCATCTAATACACCAAGTCTCTGTTTCCACGCATCCTGTTCCGTCCAAATCTGATCACAGGCGTCGGCGATCGAAAGTGTTTGATCCATGTATCCGCCCGCCTCGGGGGCGATACCTTTCTTCCACATTCCGGCGATTCGAACGGCCTCGATCGTGTCATAATCCAAACACCGATACGGACATTCCGTGATCAGGTGGACGCCGCGGCCGCTGCATTCGTCGCAACCGTTTCCTCCGCATTCTGGACAGACGATTTCGAGGGGGTCGCCGTTGCTTGGGGCGTCCCTGCATTCAACGCCGGGGGTGCATTGCTCGCAGTTCGCGCCGTACTGGAGCGCGACTGCGATACGGACTTTTTTCTTTCTTCCGCCGTGGCCATGTTTTCCATGGGCAGGCGTTGGACCAACTCAAGCAGGTCGGTATCGGACAGAATCCGATCAAGGTCTGCCGGATCAAACGGCAACGGCTTGCCCTGTTCGTCGGTCTGGTTATCCCAACCAACAACTTGATCCTTGAGAAAACCGATGATGTCATCCATCAGCGCATCGAGTTCCGACGCCGTGGTCTTGTTCGATAATTCACCGATGCGGCCAGCGAGTTGTGCGATGGCGCGGGAGTGGCGACGTTTCAGGATTCTAAAAGTCAGCGAGGGCGCATCACTTTTTGGATCGTTTGCCTTTGCGTTTTCGCTTTGGTGTTCCATCAGTGTCAGCGTCAGCGTTGCTTTTCCGTTCGGGTTGATCATCGGTCTGGGTTCCTTCTGTTGTGGCCGCCGGAGCAACGGGCGCCGCGGCCGGGGGTGCCGGGGGTGCGGACTTGATGCCCGCGGATTCGAGATATTTGGTCCGCTGTTCGGCGGTGAGTTGTTCCCAAACGGACAGGATGTCGGAGTCCGGTGCGCCGTGGTATCCGCCGCGGTTGCCACAGACGGCGGCGCGGATGGATGCGGTGTCGAGGTTGATCAGGTTGGGGCGTTTGGCGGTCATGGGTGTCGGTCCTTCTGTTGGGTCACGGTTATGGCTGGGACTTACGCTGATTCGGTGAATGTGACCTGATCGTCGCCGGCGCTGACGTGCAGGTCCATTTCGATCGGGTCGGCGAGTTTGCTGTTGCGGTCGCCATCATCGACGTCGGTGCGTTGGGCTTTGGGCGAGGCGATGGTCAGTGTGTTGGATGACGCGTCGGTCAGGACGATCGACAGGGCCTCGGCCGTGCCCGCGAGCAGTTTGCCGTAGGTGTCGTATTGGGCCACGGTGCGGGCTTCGGGTGCGATCGACAGTGTCGGGACGACGTCGCCGACGATGAAATATCCGAGTCCGGTGGCCTTGGTCAGATCCTCGCGCGGCTGCACGTCGGCGTTCATGGCCAGCGTGAAACCGTCCATGGGCGGGATGGCCGCGGCCGCAAAGGTGAAGGTCATACCCTGCGCCCGGTAGCCCTTGGTCAGTGTCGGGGTAGTGGCGGGCATGGCCTCGTCATCGGGCGTTTCAAAGATGCCGGAAAACTCCCACGAGCAAAAGACGCGCTGGGCCGACCCGGCGGCTTCGAGTGTGAAGGTGCCATTTGCGCCGTAGAGGATCTTGCGGCGGCCGCCTTCCCACAGTTCAAAGGTCAGGGTTTTCTGGGCGTTCAGATCGGTGGTCGGCGTGGCGGTATCGATGCCGCCGCTGCCGGTGGCAACGGAAAACCCGCACCCCTGAATCAGGGTCATGAACTGATCGTCGTGCACCATTTCAGTCCTGAACGTCAGGGATCCTTTTTGGAGTCCTTTGGTTCGGGGCAGTGTGCCACCGGTCAACAGGTTGGGGGCGCGTTCGCCATCGTCAAAGATGCCATCGGGTTTCATCTTCGCGTCGTAGACGATTGTGGAGGCCATGGCGGCGGCCATAGCTTGCTTGGTTCCCTTGGTAGTTTCGACGGCGGCCCCGAGAACCTTTCTGCGGGCGGCGAGGGATGGATTGGTAGGCATGGTTCAGTCCTTTGGGGTTAGTCGGTCTGTTCAGTGACACCGGGGCCGGCGTCGGGGTTTTGGGTGTATTCGTCGTATTCAATTTCAAACACGACGGGGACGACTATTTCCGATTGATGCTCGGTCAACGCGAGGCGGTCGAGGCCCACATATCGGGTCCAGTTGGCGAGCGGTTCGGATGTGGCGACCTCGATCAGCGTGGGGTCGGCGAGGATGGCTGTTTTGATGTTTCGCACCCAGCGGCTGATCACGAACGCGGTGGTTTCTTCGGTGCCGTCCTGCGGTTGGGCGACGAACAACTCGGCCACCATGGTCATTTGAATGGTGGTGATATCGTCGGGGCCATGGCCGCCGGGCTGGGCATCTTCGTCATCGGCAATCAGGACGACGTCGAGGTGGCCCGTGGCGTTGCCGAACTCCGAAAACCGCGACACGGTGCCGACGCCAGTGATCGCGCCGACGAGTGCGAGGACTCGCCGTTCGATGCGTTCGCGGACTGACAGGGTTTCGGGCATCTAGGACGTTTTCCGTTTCAGCAGTCGATCGACCTGACTGCCGAGGTTCTGGTCGAGGAGGTTGGTGGCGTCGGATCGCATGAGTCCGGCGACGGCGGGTTGTTTGGCGGCGACGTGGGGGACCGAGGGGCCGAAGCGTTCGACGATCGGCAGGCGGTTTTTGCCCTTGCGTTTGAAAACGCCCTGATATCCCGAATCGAGGCGCGGGATAAACCCGCTGGTGATCGTTTTGCGCGATCCGCCGCGGTCGATTTTGTAGGAAACCCCGGCCTTGGTTTGCCGGGCGGCGAAGCGGCCCAATGGGATCCGGCGTCCGGTGACCTCGACCACGCCGCCGGTGATCAGTGACCCGGCGCGTTCAAACTTTTGGCGGATGGGTCGTTTGCGCGCGCCGCGTTTGTACAGGTCGCGCTGTTTGATGTTCAGGTCTTTGGCAACGGCCTTGACTATGCGTGATCGGGCGGTGTCGGTGGTGCGACGAACAGCGGTGGAAATCGCGCGGGGCAGTCCGTTGCGAATGTTGGCCAGTTCGCGCCGTGCCCGCCGCAGGCTGGTCGGTTCAATGGATACGTCCATGGTCATCACGCCACCCCCAGCAACCATTGGCCCTCGTCGAATCGCTCGACGATTTCGCGGACGGTTTTAGTAACGGTCGCGGCGGTGTTTTCGAACCACGCCCCGGGGACGGTGACGGCGTCGGCGTTTTTGGTGACATCGGCGACATCGCGTTTGGCGACGGCGAGGATGGTGTTGTGATGCAGCGACCGGCGCCGGTCGGTTTGACGCGGTGTCAATTCGCCCATGGTCGGGATCGCGTTGATCGTGTTGGTGATGGTGACCGTGGGGGCGCTGGTGTAACCTGATCCCGCCGCGGTGATCGTGATGGCATCGATTGCGCCGGTGGCGTCGGTCGTCGCGGTAGCAGCGGCGCCCGTGCCACCACCACCGCTAAAGGCCACGATGGGGGTATTGACGTAGGCGAGGCCCGCGGTGTCGATGGTGACGGACGCCACGGCGCCCGATGACAGGACGGCGGTAAACGTGCCCGCAGTGAAACCCGACGGGGTGTAGGTGATCGACACGCCGGTGCGGTCAATCATGGCCTTGGCGGCATTTTTAACTGGGGTGGTCAGAACGCTCATACATGCGCTCCTGACTCGACCGGTTGAAGTCGGTTCACCTTGACGCCTTCGCCCTTGAGCGATGCGACCATCTTGTCCCAGAGCATGATTTCATTGCGCCAGCGGTTGGGTTTTCGGTGGGGGCAGGTTTCGCCCAGGTGGTTTGTTCCGCCGACCATGTCCACGCCAAACGCGTCGATCGTGGTGGCCTCGAGGTGAAAGGCCAGCGCGAGGGCTGCGGTTGCGGTGTGGAATCCGATATCGACGCTCTTGATGTTCGGAACGGCTTTCATGTCATCGCAGGACCAGCGACGAGGGAATGGGTGGGTTGAGTGTCCGGCGAGTTTGGACAGGAAACCCTGTGTGCCGTAGATCGATGGGGTGCCGATGGGTCCGCCCTGCTGATCCAAGACGCGGCGATAGACGTGCCAGTCAATCACGGCCCACCAGTCGCAGGCGTAATCGCTGACCGTGTCGTTGACCCCGATCACCCGGTCGTAACTGGTTGACATATCGTCAGACCAACTACGACCGAGCGAGGGGCCGCAACTGAGCAGGGCAACGCGCAACTTTCACCTTATCCCGTCAGCTTGACGTTGACCGTGGTGGTGGCAGCGGCTTTGGCTTCGGCGGCATAGCCGATCGGGCCGACGTTGGACGATGCGACGTTGGTCAGTTCCGATTCGGACGTGTCCCAGTACAGGTCGTCGCCCTGCACGAAGGCATTGGCCGAGCCGGTGCCGTTGAGGGCCGCGACCGAGTGGACGCCTTCGACTTCGACCTCGCCCGTGCCGCTGGCGGCGATGTCAGCGACGACGATGGCGATTTTTGAATCGAACGCGACGACATCGCCGGATGATGCCCCGCCGGTGCCGGCGGTGTAGGGGAGGCGTTTACCTCGGTACTTAAACGTGGTCATGGGTTGCTCCTTTTTTGAGCGTGAGCGTTAGCAGAGCGTCGCGGCCACGTTGGCGACGACTTTTCTGAATTTCTGAAACGGCCCGGGCCCGGCCGTTAGCTGGACCGTTCGGGCAAATAAGGCAGGGGGCCGTTGTGCGCTGGTCACGGCCCCCCACCCGAAGGAACGGGAAACAAGGTTTTTACGCACCGGCGTTGCGGTACAAACCGCGGTAGTCGATCGCCTTGGCGGCGACGACGTGGCGGACCTTGAACTTCATATCGTCGGTGTCGAAATCCGTTTCCTGCATCAGGACGGGTTCCGGTTCGTCCTCGAGGAACGCGACCTCGACGGTGTCGATTTGGCCATCGCGGTAATCGGCAGCCAGATACCACTTGGTGGCGCTGTCCGCCTGCAATCGTGCCGACGGGATGACTTCCAGCGAGTTCAGATACGGGTTCGATGCGCTGTTCGACTTGGCCGGATCGACGGTCGAGGTGATCAACTGATCCGCGATCGCCTTTTTGCTCGAGGGGACGAGCAGGCATTTCGGGACGATTTCCAATTCGGCCGCGTCCTTGGGGCCCTTTTGGACGAACATGGCATTGAAACCCACCGCCAGCGAGGCGACCGACAGGGCGGTGCCCGATGTCGTGTCGTTGGCGTCGGTGGTGTTGAACAAAGCCCGCGACGTGTTGTCGAGGTTGGCGTTGGCGGTGATGATCGCATAGGCGACGTCGTCCTCTTTGCGCGTGCAGGCGTTGGCTTGCAGTTGCGGGATGCGACCGAACGCGTCGAGGTCATCGTTGATCAGGGCTTTGCGGGTCAGCTTGATTCCGCCCGTGTACTCGGCTAACGCGTAAGTTTCCTTACCGTCCGACAGGGTCACATAGTTGACCTCGCCGCCCTCGCCGCGTGACGCGAGGCTGGGGGCTTCGCTCAGCGACGTGCGGTTGATGTTCTTGAAATCGGGTGCCGTGGTGCGGCGTGCCCACTTGTCCCATGAACGCTGGCCGTCGCGGTAGGCCGACAGAAGCGTTTTGTCTTGAACATCGGCGAGGATGTTGTCGAAATCGCTGGACGACTGGGCCAGTTCAAACGCGCGGGGATACTTGCGTCGGAACGTGCGGGGACCCATCAGATCGACGACGGCCGATCGGGACAGGCTAAACGCGTTTTGAACGCCGAGGGCCTGCAAGTGATGGCGGGACATATCGACGATTGACAACGACTTGAACTCGCCCGCTCGTTCGTGCGGGTTTTCGATGCTGACCTGACCGGCGCGAAGGACGATCGCGTCGACGATCGCGGGTCCGATGCTGGACAGGTTCAGGTTCGCGCCGCCAGTGACATTGGGGATGGCGGGGCTGTTGCTGCGCTTGGCTTCGAGCGCGGCGGTTTTCGCGTCGGCGACCGTCTTGGTCGGGTCGGCGATCATCTTCATGGCCCAGTCGTTACCGAGGCCGGACAACTCGGCGAGTTGCTGGATTTCGGTGATGCGGGTCTGGGCATCCTTGGCCGCCTTGTCCGCGGCGTCGGCCGCGAGTTGGACGGGATCGACCGCCGGGTCGGATGGTGGATCTGCCGGGGCGGGTGCCGCTGGCGGATCGGTACTGAGTTGGACCGCTGGTTCGGCGGCCGGTTCGGGTGCCTTGGGTGTAGGCATAACGGGCTCCTTTGCTGGAGTTGGGGGTGTTACCGTGGCCGCCGAGGCCCCGGTGTTGAGTTGTTTGAGGTCGTCCGCCCACTTTTCGAGTAGTTCCGGGGTGATGCCGGTGCGGATGGGTTCAGGTAATCGTGACAGCAGACCGTCGGTGTTGGCGGCAGGATCGCCGACAACATCGGCGGCCATGACATCCTTGACGCGGCCGAATCGGACGACGTGGTTGCCGTCGTCGGTTTCGCGGGATTCGGGGCGGGGTTCGGCGACGACCTGTTCCTCGAACTGATCGGGATCGAACCCGATCGACAGTCCGACGAGGTCGGGATCATCTTCCGCGATGGCCATCAGGTAAGACCGCAAGTCGCCTTGAGGTGAATGGGCGGCGAAGCGGCCGAGGTGAAGGTCACCGCGGACCTTGTCGCCTTCGACGTGTGCGTTTTTGACGCGGCCGAGTGTGACCTCGATGCCGTCTTTGCCACCGCATTCGGTCAGGCCGGGGTGGGTCAGGCGTGACTTGACGCCTTTGGGTTGTGCGTTGATTTTTTGCGCGACCTGAGCCAGCATCACATCGTCGACCTCGAACCCGTGGCCGAGGGCCGGGCCCTTTTGGATGATCGACACGTTGCGGATGACGTGGTTGTCGTGGTCGAGGTCGAGTGTTTCATCACGAAACGCGTTGGCATGTCGCAGGCTGATCATGGGCATGGGTCAGTCCTTTTCCGGGATCGCAAACGCCGGGTCGTCCTTTTCGCTCAAGGCGTAGGCGAACAACCCGCGTTCGGCGGGGTCGGTGACGCCGGCGGCGAGGTCATCGGTTTGGGTTTGGGTTTCGGGGTCGTCCGGTGAGCGGGATTCGGCCGAGGGGCGGGATTCGGACGGGTCCACCGGGGCGGTGCGCCCTTCCATCCAAGGGAGGATGATTTCGAGTTCATCGGCGACGCCTTGTTCGGTGGCGCGTTGTCGCAGGATTTCCCGCCAGTCGGTTCCGCGTTCGTTGCCGAGTTCGCGCAGGTTGGTCAGACCCAATTGGAGCATGAGTTTGGCCGCGGCGGCCTGTTTGGCCGGGTCGACCCAGTCCCAGCCATCAGGTTTCCATTCGCATTCGCAGAACGCATCGAACTCGGTAAAAAACGAGGTCGGTACGGCGATCAGATCCTGCAAGGCCGCCATGGTGACGAACTCGCGCCAGACGACGATGCAGAGCCGGTCGATCATGAAATCCTGACGCCATGACCACGACCGGCGATCTTCGAGCAGTGATTGACGTTGCGAGGAATAGGTGCCGCCAGTGAAATCGCGGGCGAGTTGTTCATAAGACACGTCACCGCCGGCGGCGATCGCTCGCAATTGGGCTTTGGTGTAGTCCTCGTATGGACCCGACGGCCGCTGCGGGTTAAACGCTTTGACCTCTTCGCCATCGCCGCCCTCGAAAACCATGCCGGGCTGTACGTCAAATTCGCGGTTTCCGTCGGCGTCCTGATAGTCATCGCCTTCGGTGCCGTCGAGGCCGGGCGGGCCGTCGTTGGGATCGATGGGGCCGGACGGTCGGTTGATGATCAGGCCGATGGACGCGCACATCTGCGCGGCCCAGCGTTCGGCGGTGTCGTAATCATCCAGATCGCGCAGGCGCCGCATGACCGGGGCCATGGCGGGGACGCCGCGGGTTTGGCCGGGTCGTTCCTGGTGGAATAAGTCGATCACGCGGTCAGCATCGACGGGGGTGGATCGGTTTCGGCCGCGGCGGTAGATGTAGTCGGATGTCGAGGGCGTCAACCAGTAGCGGACGGGGCGGCCCATGGTGTCGACCTCGACGCCGCCGCGGACCTCGTTGCCGGTGTCGCTGTTTTTGAGCATCGTCATGTCGAGGCGGTCGGCGTCGACGAGCTGGAGGCGAATATCAGGAACGCCGGGGCCGTTGGCGGTATCGGTGTCGATGATGATCAGGAATTGCCCGGCCTCGAACATTTCGCCCTCGGCCATGCGCTGGATGTCGTAGAAGGTTTTCTTGCCCTCGGTATCGCAATAGCGCGGCGTCTTGGCCCACTTGTTCCACAGTCGCAGGATTTGTTCGTTGAAACGCTGGCGGTCGTTGCCGTTGGAAAAACGGGCGGCGGGGGCGGGCGTGATGCCTTTGCCGACGACGTTGCGGATCCGCGACTGTTTCATCGATCGGGCGTGGGGGTTGTCGCGGCACATTTGCCGGGACCGGGCGATCAGCGTGGGCAGGTCGGGCAGGATGGCGTCGTCGGCGAGTTTGGTGGGCGCTTTCCAGTCGCGTGTGGCGCGGTTCTTTTCGGCGCCGCCATAGGTGGCGAGTTTCTTGCGGCGGCGCTTGATGGCGGCGGTGGCAAGTTTGGCGCGTTCAGCATTGAGCCGGGCGAGTTCGAGGTCGCGGCGGGCATTGGCGGCGGCGAGTTGGTCGGCGACAGATCGGGCCATCAGGTGGGCCTCCGTCGAACGCCGAGCGACCAATTGGATCGCCCGGCCTTTTGGGCGGTTTTGCCTTCGAGCCAGTCGATCAGTTCTCGCAGTTTGTCGAGGTTGAGCCAGTTGTATTGCTGACCGTTGACGGTGTAGGACTGGACGCGGCCCTCGATGATGTCATTGAGGGCGGCCTTGGCCTCGGTCAACATGGCGGCATATGTAGCCATATTGGGAAATTACCCAGCAAAAATGACCGCGGGGGGTGGTGTTTACAGTCGCTGTAAAAAAGGATGTAGAATCAGGGCGAAGGAGGCAGATATGAACACTTTTGGCCCGTTTGTAGAGGCGTTGGGCAAATTCGCGGTGTTGATCGGCGCGGTGCTGGCGTTGTTTTGGTTGTTTGGCGCGTTCGATTGAGGATCTTGATGATCACCCGATCGGTTCCGTCGACTTGAATCGCCAGTCGCACGAGAGGCACTTGTGATATCTGACCGGCCGCTGGGTGCTGGTGACTCGCGTCTCACCAGATCCGCATTTCGGACAGTTGCAGGTCCTCGACCAGTCAACGCCGCGAGGCGGGTCTGGTTTTTCGGACTTTTTCGGCGGGGTTTGGGTCATCATGGGGGTTTCCTTCATTTTTTCAGCCATCCCGCCGGGGTTTGGGGGTTGAGCTTGGCGCGGACTTTTCGGCGTTTCTTCTTGCGCGGGGCCGCGGGGCGGGCGGTGATGTCGATGCCGCACTGGGCCGCCGCGAGGCAACAGCCGACAGTCGAGTCGAGCCAGTGGTTTGCCTTGCTTATTCGTTTGAACCGGCGGCGGATCCCTTTGCCTCGGATGAACTCCTCCTCCTCGACTTCGGC